GCCCGGTAAAAGGTTCGTCAGATAATAAATGCCTACGCCGCCCTCGCCGCCGCCGCCGCCGCCGCCGTCACGAACCAACGTGGCGTCCGTGCCAGGGCCGCCGCCTCCGCCGCCGCCTTTTAGCGTGCATTTATAGACGGTCGATGTCGTGGACGTGCTCGGAGTCGTGAACGTGCCGCCCGCGTCAAACAAAACTTCATGGAGCGTTGCTATCGGCGCCGGAGGAATTTGTATCCCCACGGTATTGAAGCCGGTGGTATCGCAAATCACGATGATCCCGCCACCGACCCGGATCAAAATCGGCTCCGCCACCCCATTGATGGACTCGCCGCCACTCGTGGACAACGTGAGAATATCCGTCCCATTGTTGACGATATAGGCGAACCACCCGGCGGTGAGCGTCGCGCAGGTCTGAAGTTGGAGCGTGCCAGCGCCGCCGGTCCAGTCGATCAGCCGCGCCCGATACGCGGGGACAAGCGATGAATTGACCGAAAGCGTGGTCGTCCCGATCATAAGTTGCAGGAGAGAGCCGTTCGCCTGCAATCCCGCCCCGGCCAGAGACGCCGCGACGGCGGTGCTGATCGTGGAAGCGAGTTGAAGCGCCCGCCACGTCCCGGCATTCGTCGTGTTCGTGGTCAGCGTGATAAGCCAGGACAGCCCAGCGCCTATCGTCGCGATGGCAACGCCGTCATTGTCAACAAGCGTGACGGTATCCACCCCCACATTGGTAATGACAGTGGCCTGCCCCAGCGCGCCAGACGTCGCGGGAGGCATCTGAAGATGTAACCCGACCGACGTCGCGGTGATGTCGATCTGAGTCGCGACGTAGGGTTGGCCCTCCACGGTTTCGGTCGGCCAGTAAAGCAACGTGTTGGCGCTGATCGACAACGCGAGATAGGACACCTGAGACGGTTTGGTTGCCGCACCAGTGAAATAATCGACAAAACTACTGCCGGCGGTCATCGCACCGTCTCCTAAACTGCTTTCCGCACGGCGGCACGGTCCATTTCACGTTGAAGGTCCTGCCCGTTCAGCATCGCCACTTCACGGTCCCAGAAGCCTTGCCAGACAGGGATTCGTTCATCACCCTTCAGAAACGGCGCGGCTTCCAGGAGCGCGCCGTAAAGCAGCAGATTGGGCGTATATATGGACCAAAAATTTTCCTGATTTCCGTCGTCGAGCAAAGACGGCTGCATATATGCGACGATCTCAAGGGGGTAATTGTCGGGCGGCGTCGGGGTTATGAGCCAATGGCTGTATTGCATTTCGCTGTAAAACAGCGGCGGCTGACCAGGATCGACGATCGTGGAATCGGGCCAATAGGTTCGGCAATATTCATAAGAACGAGGATACAAAGGTGTTCTCGTATTTTTCTGCGCCCCGCCGCCATAGAACATAGACACGGTGCCTCGCCAGCGATCGGGCTTCGTCACGATTGGGTTGTTGATCTGGAGCCCGGACGGACTGTCGGTCAGCACTTCGATCTGACCAAGGAGTTTCAATGCCTGCGCCAGCTTGCGTTCCGCGGCGTTGATCAGGCGCGGGATCTGATTATAGACCGTCGCGTCAGTGACCGCCGACTGGCCACGCTCGATGTAATTGGTCACGTCAGAAACCAGCGAGGTATAATTTACATAGGTCGGCATGCTACCTCGCCACCGTTTGCAAAGGACATGAGCGCCCTTTCAGGCGGCGCGGCATCCTTGTCGCGATGGAGAGAGGCCCGGTCATTACTGAACCTTGCCTGATTTCGCGTTAGGATCGATTTCTTCGACCACATCGGCGATAAGCCAACCGCTAAAGCCGGCCTTCCCCAACAACCGCTCGATCGCCGCGATTTCCGTCGCGTCCAAAACTGCCGCTTTCTCATCCCGGATGCGCTTCGCAAGCGAGGCGCGATCGTATCGCTGCTGCCAACCGAGCGTTTTTTCGTCGTCGTAAGTTCCGTTCAGAGCGATGGCAATGGCACGCCCGATTGTCAGCGGCGTGCATTTCGAGCAGTCCTTGTCATCCAATGGCTTGCTGGACGGGTCCAACACGGGGTGGCCGTAAGGATCGACAATCGCCCTTGTCATGTCGGCCTGATGTGGCTCCGCGCTGGCGATGACGGGAGCCAATAACAGAAGCGCGAGGAGAACATACAGTTTCATGGTCGTCCTATGGACAGAGGGTAAGCACATTTGTCACGGCCGCGATGAAACCGGCGTGCCCCGTGCATGTGGTGGGGATATCTGGCGTCTTGAGAGACCCGGAGAGGGTTGTCGTAATCGCGGTCGCGCCTATCGTTACGGCAGTCGCGGACCCCGCTCCGACTTTCAACGGCCCGGCCGTGCCGCCAACGTCGAAATTGGCCGTCGCGCCGGCGGTCAGGACGGGATAGGTCGCGGGCGCGCTCCCGCTGGCCGACACGACGGCCATGGGATTGCCGGCGATGCTGCCGATAGCGAATGAGTTGGCCGAAACGGCGTTGATCTGGTTCGTGTTGACCCTGCCAAGAGGACCATCGACGAAAAACAAATTGCCTGGGCCTTGCAGGAAGTTGGAGGAGAGCGTCGAGGCGGACATATCAATGCCCTTCGCCGCCGTGCCGGGAAGGCTTTTGATCAAGGTCCCGCTCGTGCCAACCGGAAAATCGCCGCCGTTTTGCGGATTGCCGAACACAATGGCAAAATCACGCCACGAAGCGCCGCCGCCGCCGCTGATCTCGAAGGCGCCATCACCTCCGGCAGCGCTGGCGTATATTCCAGGCGTGCCGATGTTCGCCAACTTAAAGGCCGAGGAGAATTTGTAGGTCGCCGCCAACGGGTGAAAATCAAACTCCGCCACGAACATCGAATAGAGGTATGTGCCAAAGACGTTGTTCTCGACCTCGGCGGAGAAGCCATAGACATCGCCAAGTGGCGTCAGCGCGGTGCCCCCCAGATTTCCCCCTGCGTGGGTAAAGAAGGTCGCACCGTTTACCACCGCCCCTCCAGCGACCCCGACGTCGCCGGTAACAGTCATGTTGACGGCAAGACCGAGACGCGCTCCCGTGGCGCCGCCACCACCCACGATCATGTTGAGATCGAGGCCGACCACAGTAGCGGAAAATGAAGAGTTGATCGCCAGTTGATCGGTCATTTGGATGAGATTGAGCGGGTTCACGTACCCGTTAAGGTCCTGGTACGATCGGGACGCCGGGGTCCCGGAGAATGCCTGAATTGCATAGATGCCGACGTTGTTGGTCCCGGGGAATCCCCCAGACCAAGCCGTGGTCAAGGTTTGCGTGATGGTCTTGGTGGCGCCAAGATTTGTGAAATCTCCGGTATTCGGAGTGGTGGTTCCAATCGGCGGAGGCGACGAAAGGTCCAAATAGGAGCTAAGATTCTGGAGTTGAATGATCTGCGCCGAATTGGGATACTGGCCTGGAATCCAGATTTGAACGTAATCCGTTGGCGCCATGGTGCCGGCGACCGGTTGGCATCCCGCCATCCCCGGCTTCGCGGCGGAGGGGACGCAGGTCGCCCATCCCGTGGCCGGGAACAATAACACGACGAGAGCGGCAAGATAGCGTTTCATGGGCGGCCTCACGCGGAGTGTGGTGGCCAGCGGAAAGCGCCAACCCATGAACGGCGGCAGTCTAGCGGAAATTCCCGCTTCGGTTCAACGTCACTGATTTGGTCCCAACGGTTGCTGCTGGGTGATCCCGTCGAGTAGCGCGATACCGACGCAAATCCAGGTCACGGTATTGTCGAGCAGGACTACTCCGGCGTTCCTGGCCCATGCCGGAGGGGTCGATCCGGATCGTCCGGCGACGAGAGCTACAAACTGATACTGAGGCAGGTCCACCGCTGGATCGTTGACATTCAAAGGGGTCACGCTGGCGCCTTGCGCGTAAACTGTCGCTGGGGTCCATGTGACGGTCGGCGCGATGGCGATGTTGCCGGACATCAATGCGTCGTCCAGGACGTGCCGTCGCACGCCACCGGGACGCCCGTCGTGCTGCCGCCCGCGCCGATCGCGCCGTTGTAGGTGGGGGCGCCGTTGTAATCGGTCACGTAGGCCATGGCGCCCTTCAGGGCCGAGGAACACGACGGGATTTGGCCGGCGCCGGCCGCGATCGTGTAGTTCTTCAGGTGCAACGGGCCACCCGCGTTGATCGAGTCGCCGGCGGTCGGGTTGAGGTCCACACTGACATGGCCGGCGCTGATCTCGGTTCCCGTCACGCTCGCGGTCCCGGCGCCGTCGTTCCAGCCGATGCCGTTGCCGGGTTGCGTGCTGATGATGAGGCCGTCGTCGAATTTGGTGGTGGTCGAGGTTGTAATGCCGTGCTTGAACTCACCCCAGATGTCCATCACGCCATAAGGGACCAGAGTAGCGAAGGAGACAACCTGCCCGGCGGAGCCGCCGCTCCCCGTCGAACCTGCGCTACCCGTTCCCGAGATCGTGAATTGCGACTGCCCCGTGCAATTTCCAGCAGGACAGGTTATCGGATAGTCTCCCGGACCCCATGTCACGCCATTTAACGAATAAGCGGAGTAGAAGTGTACATTGGTTCCGTTCCCGGCAGCCTGAAGCCAGGTGTTACCTCCAACCATACTCACAGTCACAGTGCTGGTTCCAATAGATGTCGCGAACGGAACAATGGCAAGACGATCCAATGCGCCGAATACGACATGCCCAACGCCGCCGTGGTGAGTCGGGTCAACCGCGGCGCCCGTTAGCGAATTTCGCCCAATATTATAGCAGTTATAAAATCCGACCTGCGGCGTTACGGTCTCAGAGCCACATGCTGTTGCGGTCTGCCAACTTTTGGCGCCACCCCCACCAGCAACAAATGCCGGAACTTCGCCATACGCGATCATCCACTTCCCGATTTCAGTGTTCGTTTGGCCATAAACATCTGGCTGATAGCCATTATCAGGACCGCGATTTGTGAAGTCGCTCTCTTGGTCAATGGTGCTCCATGTATGGGACGTATCGTTTGGGCTGAACACCATTGTAAAATCGCGCTGATACTGCGGGCCGTCAAAATACGCTGGGTTTGCCGTAAAGATGTCCAGATGTCCGATTGGAAACCCACTTGAACCGCTTGTCGCCGTGGTAAAAAAATATGACCCCGTTGTTGGGAACCCTGGCTGCGCGGTGACGGATGAACCCCCGCCCGTGGCGCTACTTCCGGCGGGAGCCGTCCAGGTCACGGTAAAAGCATTCGCGTTTACGATGGACTGAACCTTCAACCACCCCGAAGGCGTGATGCCACCTACAGCCGACGCGCCGGAAAGATTAACCCATGTGTCATAGATCGCGTTATATAATGGCCCCGGAACGTTTCCCACGCCGCTTGTCGCCCCGCAACAATTTGTCCAGGACACGGTTACGGTGGCTGACGATGCAACCGTGGTCAGAGGATTATTGCCAAGCGTCGCGATTGGTTGGGCGTCAGAGGTCGCCCCAAAGTTAATCTGTGGGCCGTAAACCCCTCCTGGGGACACGGCCAAAGGCGTTGCCATCGTAAAGGGACGTAGGTTCGTAAAATACGCTGGGCCGCCGCCAAGCGGCCCGCTCGCACGCTTGGCATTGAACAACTGCGAGGGGATATTCGCATCCGAGAACGCATCCAGCGTGAAGCTGCTTCCCGTATTATTTCCACTCTCCGCGTCGGATGTCGCACCCAACCGCCAACGATTCTGACCGGCCGAGCGGATATACATATCGCGTATCTGTCCGGCGGCCCCGTTGATGATGATCTGCGGCTGTCCGACACCAGACCCCGCCGTGAATGTGTTGCTTGCGCGCACCGTGCCCGTGCCCGCTGACGTCAAGGTTATATCGACGTTGCCGGGGGTGACTTCAGTTCCGACCAGGGTCGCGGTGCCCGTTCCGTCGTTCCAGGACAGACCGCTTCCCGTCGAAAAGGCGATATTTCCCGTCACCGTTGGACTGACCAGCGTCAACCCACTCACGCTCGTCGTCGTCGTGCCGAGCGTCAGAGCGGTTGAACCAAGCGTGAGACCGGGGTTCACCAGATCGGCGTTGGTGACAAGCCCGGTCGCGGTAAACGATCCGGTGGCGGTCAGACCGCCGGTAAACGTCGTCGGGCCAGTAACGGTGCCGCCAGAAAGGGGTAGAAATGGCCCGATTCCAATGGACGACCCGTTCACATAGTAGGAAACGGCATTGACCGTCCCAATTCCTTTGTTGCCCCCGGTCGGCGCCCCAATGACAGCACCCCCGCCATTGATGGTCAGGCCTCCGCCAAGCAGGGTCAGCCCGTAATAGGTCGGGTTCGCCGTGCAGTCCGACAACACCGCCGGACATGTCGCGAGGGCCGGCGCCGCGACGAGCCATGCGATAAGGAACGCGATCAGGCGACCCATGCTTCTTCCCCCACGACATAAATCTGCCGGCTCCCCGCCAGCGGCCTGAAGGTCGAGAGTCGACCGGGCGAAAGCGCAAGAAACGCGAGTGCCCCGACGCTGCCAAAGATCAGGGGCGACGCGACTTCTGACGAGGGGACGGGAAGGTTGACGTTGACCACATTCCCGTTGCTCCACACCGAACCTGGAACACCTCCCGATTCGGTTGCCCACCCTGTCACATCAAGCACAACCAGGACGCCGCCATCGTTAATCAATCCGGTGACTGGCAGGTTCGCGACCAGCGTATCGACGTATTGCGGGATGGGTGTGAACGGATACAGCGGCGTGTCGGGGCGCGGATATTCCAGCGTGATCCGATCCTGCGGCGGCGGCGGCAAAAGCCAAGGGTCAAACCTGTCCAGATCTTCCGAGCACACACGAAGGCCGGGGTAATTTGGGTCCGGGTGAAGTTCAGTCAAAGACATCTTGCGCGAACAACGGCCGCAAATGCCAATGCCAAGCGTCGATCGTCCACGCGTGTCAAGGAATAGGGGCATCAGGCGGTATACGGTCGGAGATTGACCAGGATTCTGACCGGACTGCGATTGCGCTCCTCGCTCCAGAAAACAGCTTCCGCCTTCGTCGCTACCTGATCGAGATTCGCGCGCCGCTGTTGTTTCGCCATCAACCCAAAATAGCTGGCCTGCGCCGAACCGCCCAGATCGGGCAGTTCATCCATCAGGCGAACGCCAAGTCGGGCCGTGACGCCCTCGAACCAACGCGCCGGGATTTCCAGAGTGTCGCTCATCGAGCCGGGGTCCTGGATGTAGCGCCGCAGCAGGGAGACGACAGTGCCCCCATAGAACGCCTGCTCATTGGGCGTCGGCCATATCTTGATGATCGGGGCGTCCAACTTGCGATCGACGTAACTCGTGTTTGGCATCCCGCTCCGAAAGAACCGATTCGGAAGATCGTAATAATCGTCGATATTGGCCGGGCCGATTTCGATCTGCGTGCTGTTGGCGAGGCAGAAATTGACGTGGTTCAAAAGCCAGGAACCGGCGATCGGCTGAATGATTTGGATGAACCGGGTCGTGATGGACGGTTCAAGGTCAAAATAAGACCACTGGCCTGCCTGGAACGTGGTGGTCGGCAAGGTATGGGCATTGATCCAGTTCGTTCCATCCGTCGAAACCAGAATTTCCAGAGCCGCCGAATAGGACCGTGAACTGAGCAGGATCGGATTGTATGTGCCGTCGATAATGGGATTGCCGTTGCCATCAAGTTCATACCCGGTGGTCAGGCCCGGCAGGATGCCGATCGTATCGAGTTCGATCGCCGACCCGAAATCAACGATGACGCCAGGGTTCGGCCCGAGAATGGTAACGTCGTCGTTTGGCTGTCCCGCGACAAGGGTATTCGCGCTTTCGCCCGTCGAAAGCGTCGCCGCGCCGCGCCATGGATTGAAGATGCGCCAGTAGACGTGCAGCGCGTCAACCGTTCCGTAAGGCAGCGGAACATCCGGAGAACCAATCGTGATCGGCAGAGGCCGTTGCTGGCGCGTCCAGAGCGGGAATCCGACGTTGGTGTATTCCGCGAGTTGCGTGAACAACAGGTCTTGCGCGACCTCGATCCACTCGGCGCTGATGTCTTGCGGGGAATATCCGGCCTTTCGCATCGCATGATCGATGATCTTGCGCTGTTGATACCCGTAGGCCAACACGGTTCCCGATGTGGTGCCGGCAGTCGTGCCTGACATGATTCCTCGCGCTCAATGACCCGGCACCGGGCGCGGGTCGCCTCTTAATCGCCGGCGAGTTCCGATTGAACGGGCGCCGCTGGCAGTCCGGTCACGCTCACCGCGGAAGCATCCTCGGTTCCGTTCATCATCCGGGCGGCGCGGGCCAGAAGGAACGCCACCTCGGACGACCCTTCGGCATCGTCGCGGCCCCATTGGTCGGCCCACGTCATCAAGGTGCTGGCCTGCGCCCGTGCGATCCCTTTGTTCATTTCCGCTTGGTCCGGCCGCCGTGGCGCATTCCGGGCGGCGGACTGGCGCCCATATCCGGCTCATCGCCGGGTTGCACGCCGTACGCCATGACGCCGCCAGGCATTGCGTTGGGGGTCGAACGCGAAACGGTCGGATTGCGCGGCGCGGAGTTCACCGGGGAATGCGACCGCTCGGCGGCCGGGCGCATGCCTCGCGGCAGGCGGGCGGTCATCGCGATACCGCCGCGGCGCAGATGCAGATCGGTGTGCTCGCCGTGGTGCTCATGGTTCTCGTGCTGCATGACGGCCTTTTTGATCATGGCCTTGTCCTGCGCCTCATCTCCACGCATCTCGCGGTCCATGGCGTGGCCGCCGTGGGCATATTCGGATTCGCCGTCATGGCGCATCATGCCACCGTGCGCGGCGTGAACCGGAGAGCCGTCGCCATGGTGGTGCATGATCCGGCCATCGGGATGATGGACGGTGAACCCGCCGTGGCTGTGGTGATGCACGACGGCGCCGTCGTAGCGATGCTCGACGCGCGCGACATGGTGTCCATGTGGGTGCATGTGGATCGGGCCGCCAGTGGCGTATTCATCCATCGGCTCCGGCCTGTCTTTCGTGCCCCTGGTCGGCGGAAAATCAGGCTTCTGCGCCATGCCGGATGCGTTCGACGGCAATGGGGTGAGGGAGCCGCTGAACCCGAACGCGGCATGATCCGCGCCGTGGTCCGCGTCGAAGAACTCACCTCGAACGTGCTTGATCGCCATTGTCGTTACCCTTTCTTCCCAATGTCGGGAAACTTACGATGCACCGCGGAGCGGACGCGCGATTGTTCGCTGGACGAACCATGCTGCGAGACCCGCGCCAAGGCGTTGCGCGCATGGTTCTTATCTTCAATGGGATACCGTTCGCCCGGCAATGCGAAATCGCTGGCCGGCAGCGCGTGACGTGCTTTGGCGGTCAGGTGGCCGCCTTTCTTCATCCCAATGGGCCGCGTCCCCGGCATCGACTGAAGCGCGCCGGTGGGCGGTGGTGCGGCGGCGGCGGGAGCGATGGCGGCGGCTCCGGGCATCCGAACGGGTTGCGCCCCCGTCCGATTGCGCGCGGCCTGCGCCAGACCTCCAACGGCCTGGCCGGCACCGATCTTCGCGGCGCCCTTGGCCATCAGCGCGAGCTCCGACGCGGGCATCGTCACCTGAACGTGGGAGAGAGGATTTCCCATCATCGGTGCGGCGGATGGCGGCGCGGTCATGGGTTGCATGCCGGCGGCCGGTGCCGGGCCGGGGATCACGCCACCGATGGCACGCTTGATCCGGCCACCCTTGGCCTTCGGCTCCCGTGCGATCTCCGCATCTTCCATGCGCCGGTAGGACCGGTCGCTCACGTTCATGTCTTCCGGGTCGCGTGCCTCGAAATTGGTTCCGCTTCGCACGCGGACCGCCTCGGCGCGATTCGTATCCGGCATTGAGCCGCCCTTGCGGGACGCGCTCTGGGTGAACCCGAAGTCGGACGGGAACGAAAAATCTTGCCCGTCGCGCAGATACTTCACCATGTCAGGTCGTCCCCTGCTGTCTCTGCGTGAGTTGGACGCCGCCCGCCACGCCGCCGCCAAGAGCCGAAATGGTCAACCGAGACGCGATGACGCCCGCGCTCGACAGATTGCCGTCCAGCGTCCCGGTCAGGCCCGTCATGGTCCCGAGCGCCAGGGCGCGCGGAAACGGAACCGAGGACGGCAACCAAAGGCCGAACACGTCGTCATAGGTGTATTCGACGCCCCATGTCGGTTGTCCGCTCGTCACATATCCCACGATCGAGATCTGGAAGTCCGTGACGTTGCGGTCCCACGGAACCCATTGCGCCGATCCGACGCCACTCGTGCCAGCCGTGACAGTGCTCGCCGTGGCCCCTGACGCGGTGATGGAAGTCACGGTCAGAAAGTCCTGGGTCGATGTCGCGTCGCCCGCGTTCGCGCCCGTGACGGTCTCGGTCAGGGCCGTGTTGGCCCAACCGTTTCCGCGCGTCCCAACGATGGTGAACGTGATGCCGCGATCGTCGCCGTCGCTGTGGATCACGACGCGGCGCGACACGTCCAGAACCGCGACGCCTCCCGCGACCTTGGACCCGTTCAGAACCAGATTCAGGCCGGACGCGCCGGGCAAGGATTGGCTCTGCGCGATGCCGTTTGATACGGCGACGGCCAAGGTCAGAGAGGTGACGATCGGATGCGGCATGACTCAGAAGTCCGCGCTGGCCTTGATCCGTCCGGCGGGAGACCCCGTGCCGGCGTCCCAGATGAACCCGGCCGTCCCCGCCGCGCCGAACCCGGCCGAGGATGCACAGTCGATCACGACACCCGAAGGCCCCGCGGCCCAACCCGTCGTGGTCGCGCTGGTGGTGATCCCGGTGCAGGCCGTCCCGCTGCTGGAGGCGGTACTGGACGATGCCAGGAAGCCGGTCGCGTAGGTCATGGTCGGAGCCGCCCGCATGACCTGCGGGAAGGGGATCATGCAGTTCGCGATGCTCGTGGTGGACATGGCGCACACGCCACGCACGATCGCCGAGGTCGAGCTTTCGTTGATCTGGTAGTAGGTGCGATACGCCTTCGCGAGTTCGATGGCGTTCGGCTTCCACTCGTAGTTCGTCGCGACGGTGCCGCGCTCCAACTGAACGCCGGTCACCTGGATATAATCGCTCGTTCCGGCGGTCCCGACCGGAGTCCAGCACAGATTGACCACACCCTCGGTCGCCGTTGCCGCAACCGTTCCGGTTACCGCGAACCGCTGCCAGGAGGTCGTCAGCGTCACGGTCTTGTTGGCGGTCGGGATCGCGGAAGCGGCGCCGGTCAGGCCGGTGAGCCATGTCGCGAGACCCTCATCCGTGCCGGTCCCGGTCGTGACCTGCGCCACCAGGGCACTTGAGGCCGCCGAGAAGTTCGCGCCAGCCGTTGCCCAGAACGACAGGGTGACGGGTTGACCCTTCAGCGAACTGAAGTCGGCGGTGGAGATTTCCTGCACCAGACAGACGTTGACAACGCCGGTCTGTGCCGCGGTTCGCTGCACCTGCACCGCGTTGCTGAACTGCGCTGGCAATCCGCTCGTCACGTTGCCGATCGACGAACTGGTGGACGTGCCGGCGGTCGCGGCCCAACGGTCCTGCAAGTAGGTGGCCGTCGTGGTGATGCTCGTAACGGTCGTCGTGCCGCGCTGCGAGATGTTGAAGTTGCCGTTATCCAGCAAATTTCGGAAGTTCGGCTCGTTCTGGCCGGAAGCGATCTGCGCCGACGCGGGTAATACCAGCGCGGTGCTGACCGCCAGGGCGGCGATGAACCGGACGGCGTTCTTGATCATGTCAGGTCTCCGGCGGACTGATCCGCGATCTGGGGTTGCTCGGTGTCATTGGCTGCGGCGGGGATGTCCGCTTCCTCATCGTCCGCGCCGGACATGTGTCGAAGCATCGCCTCGATCCCGGCGAACAGTTCCTCGTGCGACGGAGCGGCGGCGACGGCCTTGCGAACCTTCGCCATGCACGCGGCGATTTTGTCTTCGATGCTCATGCCTGGGTTACTCCGATCGCGTTGGTCTGCGTGGCGTTGGTCCCGCATTGCGATCCATCGACATGCATCGAGATGATAAGGCGCCGACTGCCGTTCGATGCGTTGCCCGCCTGAGCGAAGGTACCGCGCACGTCGCCGGTGGCATTCGTGGCCGGAGATGTCTGGTCCGCCGCCACGAAGGTCCCCGCGTTGGCCGCGAGCGTGTTGTCCCACTTGGCCTGGACGATGTAGGCCGCGTCGATCATGCGATACTGAAGGCCGAAGACGTCCGACGTGCCGACCGACATGGTGCTCGCTGACGTTCCTTGCGGCGTTACCGAAAGGACCGACTTGAACGCCTTCAGCGTGTTGACCGTGTTGTTGTTCGGCCCGGCGCGAAGTTGGCTCATCCGCGCGCCATATTCATCGAACCCGACGATCAGGACGTTGATGGCGGACAGGTCCGATACGGATGTCAGCGAAACAGCTCGCGCCACATCGAACACGATGACCGAAGCGCCGGACCCGTCCGGCGCGGTCCCGAGCGTCACCCCAGTTCCGGCCGCCAAAGTCAGCGCCGTTCCGCTGGTCAACGCCTGAAGCGCCGCGACATTGGCGACCTGGAGCGTCAACGGAACGATATTCCGGAACACGATGCGCCCGGCCGGACCAATGCCGGGCTGCGAGGTCGGGTTATCGCCGGAGGTCGGCGTCAGATCAAATCCGCTCGGACCGGACGGACCAAGGTAGAGATCGTCCTGAACGTTCATGGAGAGGTCGTCCTTCCGTGCATTTTCAGCCCATTGAAACCCAACAGGCTAGAGCCCAGGCGTTCCGAACACGCAACGAGGATCGGTCCACCCTGGGATATATCGCTCCGTGCTCTTGAACCGCATCGAGTCAGTCTCGAAGTCGCCCTCCATCGACCGGCGCAACCCGCGGCGCATCATGATCTTGAGGCCCTCGGGCGCGTCGGTGTTGATCCACCATGCGGTGTTCGATGTCAGGCGGGACATGTTGTATTGCCCCTCCTTCAAGAGACCCATCGTAATGACCGGGTTCACGTCGTTGTTCGCGGTGCCGGTGCGAAGCGCGGACTTCAGGATCGTCTCGACCTGGAACACGTTGGCCGGCGCCGCCGTGATGGCGCGCGGCATCAACCGGATGCGCTTGCCGTTGTTGTCGACGGCCTGCCTGATCTGAACCAGCATCTGCTCGACCGAGGTCTGCGACAGCGCCGCCGCCGTGGCGAGGATGTTCGAGAACGTGAGACCGGACGCGATCGGATGATTGGCGGCGCAAAGAGCCACGCCGTCGCCACCGGGATAGCTGGCGTTGAACGCGCGGTTGAGCACGTTGGCGGCCAACGTCTCTTTCGTTTCGATCAACGACTGCGCGAGGTGCTTGGCGTAAATCTGGCCGATCCGGATGTGATCGCCATCCTCGACCAAGGTCTGCGTCAGCGCGAAGGCGAGGCCCCACACGCGGTACTGATACCGCTTCATGAACAGCGTGCCGCCGTCCTGGTATGTGACCGGCGAACCGTCCGGCAGTTCCGGCGCGGCCGAGAACCCGTAAAGCACTGGCTCCTCGTGATAGTTGCGCGGGATGCCGGTTTGCTCGCGGAACGGGCCGCGCCACTCGTCGGTGCGCTGCTCGTAAACGCCGTCAAATTCTTCGTTCAGGATGGGCTCAACCACCGCACGGAAATCTGAGGACCGCATTACCATAGCGAAAGTATCCTTCTGTTTGGCTTACGGATCAGCCGATTGAGTTCTGGCCGCGGAAGCCGACCTGCGGATACGCCACGGTGAAGATCATGTCGGTGTAGGCGTCGCCGATCGCATCATTGATGCCGTTGGCGAACTCGATGAACGCCAACTGCGCCTGCGATCCCGCCGGCACGCCAGCAGCGGCCACCGTGCAGGCGGACTGACCCGTGGTGGTGTTGCCGTTGCCGAGATTGGAGAAGTTGAAGCCGGAGCCGGCCAACGCCTGCGCCACGGACCCATCGGCCTGCACCTGAAGGCGCGTGCTCGGGAGCCACAGCGGGTAGTAGTAGACGAACATGTCGTAGCCGGAGTCCCACTGGGTTCCGCCCGGCCAGAACGGTGCGTCGATCGGGCGTCCGCCGACCGGCGTGTAATAAACGCCGTCGAAGATCGCCCAGAGTTGATCCGGTGTCCCGCCGGGGTTCGTGCATGGCACGATCGTTCCGGTTACGGGGTTCATCTTCACGGGTTGCCCCTTGAAGATGTTCGAGGCGTAGCCGCTCGCGATGCCGTTGACGAGCCGTGCCGGACGCGGCGCGACGCCTACCTGATCGCTGATAACCTGCACCCCATACGGGGAAGATGTCGAAGCCATTTGCTTACTCCACGGTCGATTGCCCGTGGCCGAAGCGTCGTGCCCCTATTCGGTGAACACTGGTGCGCCGGCCCGCTGAACGATATCGGCCGTGCCATCACCTTCCTGGACTTCGATATTCCGTGCCCGCGCCCGATCGCGGATCAAATTGGTCTGGGCGCGCAACTTCTCTTCCTCGGCGAGCGGGAGATAGTGCCCAACGGCTCGCATGAGTTTGTTGTAGAGGCTGATCGGAATTCTCGCGGCGACCATCTCATTGACGCCCACGACACCCGAATAATTCCCGACCTGGGAACCGATCCCCTGCCACCCTGGGCAGTCCTCGACGCGGACCAGCTCATAGCCGATCGACTGGCGCCATTGGATGGAATCGCGGGCATTCGCCGTGGTGAGCCAACAGACGTGGTAGCCGTCCATCGACGGAAGATTCGGCAGGACCGTTTGGTGCTGCGTGTTGAGAAACATTTCAAGGCGCTCGGCCTCGGCCATTTCTCTGTCGTCTGCGATCTCACGTTCGCCTTGGCCGCGCTCGTCATCGAAACGCTCATCGGACATGTCGATCTGTGCGCGCGGCCTACGGCCTGGACCGCGGCGTGCCGCGCCATCCCCGCCTGTTTGCCCATGCACCTGATCGCTCAATCCAACCTCCGTCACTGACGTGCCACGCCTTGCGTGCGATCGAACTCTTCGTAACCGCGCGCGATCCGGTTGAACTTCGCCTTATCGGCGACCCGGCCTTCACGATCGAGCGCCCCCACTTCCATGAGGGCGGCTTTTCTTTCTGGACTCAGCCGGACCTGGCGAGGGCCGCCCTGCGGGGCCGCGCCACCAGCGCCGGCAACCGGAGGCCCACGACGCTGCGGGGCGGCGGCTGGTTGTGCCTGAGTCGGGCGTTGCGCCGGTGCGGCGCGCTGATACCGATGGGACAGTTGAGGGGCGTCGCGGAGACGCGCGTCCAATTCGTCCCAATAGTCGTCGTCACGCGGATCAAAGCCATCCCGGACCACGCTGTTGTCGATTTCCTGGGCGATCTTGCTGTCCAAATCGCCCCATGTGCGATGGTCGATCCAGGGATTACGCGCGAGGAACTCATCGGCGCGAGAGCGGACAACGGGGTCCGGAGCGGCCGACTGGCGTGGCTGACTTTGCGCCGGTATCCGAGGTTGCGTCGACTCTCGCGCCATATCACGCGGCGCCTGACGCGAAGCCTCAAGGCGGGCTTTGTCCTGCGCCAGTTCATAGCCGCGGGTAATCGCCTTCGTGTGGTCACGCAGCGCGGCGGCGTGGGCATCGACATCGCCGGCCGAGATGGCGTTCGACATCCGGACGATGGCGTTTTCGACCGTGGCCGCGGCACCATCGATCTCGCGCTGAAGGCTGGCGACCTGATCGTTGAACCGGGACTGATCGATCTGGTCGAGGCGCGGCGTGACGGTCTGCTGCAACGCCTCGAAGTCGGAACGAAGCCGGGCGTTCTCTTCGCGGAACCGCTGTAATTCGATCTCGCTGCGTTCGCGCGCCGCCCGTTGCGCCTGGCGCCGCTGCGCCTTGCTCTGACGTTCGCGCGCCTGGGTCTCGGTGTCGGCCGGCGCGACGTCAGTGCGAATGTCCTGCGTCGGCGCGGCCAGCGGACCTGTCAGCGGGCGAAGTTCATCGTCCGTCTCGACGATCTGATACTCGTCCGGCTCTTGCGCCTGCGTCTCGCGTGACCGAGGGGCGTCCTGGTTTCCGGTCAGGCCGTTGGGAACCTCGACCGCTGCCGGTGCGCCGCCGTCATACGGCTCGTCGTCGTCGACTTCGCTCAGGACTGTCGCGGCGCGGACCATCAGAGATATGCCCTCACGCTCAACGGGTCCGAAATAATCGAGATGATCGCCAGATCCTTCATGAACACGAAATGGACCTCGTCCCGCGTTTCGGTGGCGATGCGCTTGCCGTCCTTCACTTCGAAGTCGGGCCGCATGTAGTGCCGGATGAACCGATCGCCCTGATACTTCGGGATGCGGGCGTAGTCTCCGACGTTGGCCCACGCGCCTTCGGGCCACGGTTCGCCCGTGCCTCGGTTGTGGAACGCGATCGGGCCAATCGCGATGACCTTGGCGACCTGGTTGTTGTCCAGTTCGGTGCGGCGCGTCTCGGTGTCGATGATGATGCCACCCGCGCTCCGCGCCTTTGGCGCCCGAAGTTGAAACAACACCTGATTGCCCGCGGGGCGCTCGCCTGGGTCAACCTTAGGGAAGGCTTCCTCCAACGAGTCGTAGAGAAACGTCACCGTGTTCGCGCGAGCCAACCCTTCGCGGGCCGGAATGAACAGTTTGCCGGCGGTTTCCGGATTGTTGAAGTGCTCGGCGGCCTGATCGGCGATGTCGACGGCCCGAAGCGCCGCGCCTGGATTACGCGGCATCAGATGCCGTCCTCGCTGTCTTCCTGGCGGTATGCTTCGCGAAACAATACCAACGCCTTCTCCAGTCCTTCACGGACGCCTTTGACCTGTGCGTGGCGGTGAGAATCACCGATTTGCACCTTGAACATCGCTTCGGCGTTTTCGGTCAGGGCCTTCTCCATCCGTCGTTCGAACAGCGTCACGGCTGACATGACGCATCCATGGGCGAATGAGCGGTCGTTAGGCAATGGTCGTTATATGATTCCAGGCGGTTACGGGAATCATGGGGAAAAGATTTGCCTTTCGGGAACGGCTCTGTTTCACTATGTCGTCCTGGAATGATGGAGGCATGATGTCAGCCACCGATTCCCTCGACCGGCTCACCCGCAAGGAAGCCGCGAACTACCTGACCTCCCTGGGGTACAGTCTGTCGGCCAAATCGCTCGCCAATTTCGCGTCGAACGACAACGCACTGAGGGGGCCACCGTTCTATCGTTACGGATGGCGCACCATTCGTTATAGCCGGGAGGACTTGCGAACGTGGTTCGAGGCGAGAGTGAAACGGGTGGATTGACGGAAATCACCGTAGGCCTTGGCCGGGTCCTGGTTATCGACAACGCCGGGCCTCACGATGAATTGGGGTGGCAGTTGAGCGGCGGGAACTGGATGGTCACGCAGTGTGATCTCCCCGCCGACTGGCCACCCCTCGCTCGCGCCGCCTGCGAACTTCTGCGTGCTATGACAGAATTCACGCCGCAACAGGCCGCGTGCGCCAAGGCCGCGATCGAGGAGTTGATGACATGAACGCCAACGACGATGGTCGTGTGAGTATTCACCACGCACATACCAGGGCCAATCTACGGGCCGGCGCGGCGTTCGCCGTTCTTTCCTTCGCCGCGATTGCCCTGGCTGTTCTGCTGGCTGGCTGCGCTCAATACGACAGACAAATGGCGTGCCGCGCCAGTGCGGGGCGGCAACCCTACGGCGGCATGGGCGGCGTTATCGCCGTCGCCGATCCGGAGTGGCAGGCGTGGAACAGGCGCGTCGCGACGTGCGTCAGGCGCATGGCGACGCGGTAACGGCGTTACTGCCGCACGCTCTGCCAATCTCGAACGAAACGGTCGTATTCTTCTCGGATGACGAAGCCGTGCTGTTCGCCGATGAGGGAGATCGTGACGGCGCCATCGGCGTAGGGGCGGACTGAGGTAACGTAGCGAAGGTTGACCGTCCGCTTTCCGCTCCATGCGAGGCGGGGATCGCCGTCCTCGGAAGACCCCC